TACTGGCGAAGAACCTCAATGGGATGGATGTGAAAACTGGGACCCCATTAAATTTATGACAAATCGAAATCGCATGTTCGGTTTCTATAACTACTACTTAAGTGCCAAAGATCTAAAGGCATTTGCTCTTGAGTGGATGAAGAAAAACAGTTACACGAAGGATCAAGTCAAGTACATAAAAAGCTTGCGAGATACACTTCCATCAGTAACGACATCCAAACTCTGTAGAGCCATGAACAATGGTATGTTACCTACTTGTGATGGAGCCATGGAATATTATGAAGGAAAATCAGGGTATTCAAACCCTCAGCTTCATAATGACTTTGACTTCGTTAAGAAAGAGATCGATGGATTACTCACTGGATTCAAAGTCGTAGATGATGAAGACACTGATGATAAGCCAACTGCTAAAGGACCTAATATAAGTCCTATCGATAGACTCCGCAATAAGGTACAGACAACTGTGAACCGTGATCTTGATTGGATGCTTGATGATTGGATCAATGACGAAGTAAAGGTAACTGGCATTAATCTCCATGCATCTCTTAAGCAGAACTCGATACCAGCTGCAGGTCTTAAGTACGTTGATGAATGGCTTGAGTTCCAAAAATCAGAGCTTTCTGGAGCAGTTGACGGTGATACTGACTGTGTCGAAGGCTATTCACATCTGACCAAAGCAGGCATTCGTAATCGAATCAAAGAGCTCGATAAGATGATCTCTCAGATGCAGAAGTACAAAGCTACACACACAAATGCTCGTAAGCCACGTAAGAAAAAGGTTCAGACTGCTGATAAGCAAGTCAAATCATTAAATTACCTAAGCGAATCTGACGAGTATGCTGTCACCTCTGTATCTCCAGTGCAAATCCCTGGGTCGAAGAAGGTCTATACCTTCAATATCAAATATCGTAAGCTAACGGTGTATGAGTGTGATTCTACAGATGGCATATTCGTGAAAGGTTCTACGTTAAAGAACTTCGACGAATCTCGAAGCTATAGTATGACGCTCAGGAAACCAAACGATATACTCAACGCAATTGTAACACAAACTGAAAAGCGAAGCCATAAGATCATTGATGAACTGAAGACTAAGCGCAAACCTGCTAATGGACGTGTAAACGATCAGACGCTTATTCTCAAAACAATATAATGGCTAAAAAAATACAAATCAAAATATCGATGACACGCGAAGAGCTCACTCTTCAGACAGAGATGCTTGTTCATAAGGATAAGATGTCTTACGCAGAAGCTATATGCCATCTGTGTGAACAACGAATGATAGATCCTGCAGACATGGCAAAGCTTGTTAAAGGTCCACTCAAGTTAAAGCTTGAGGCTGAGGCCATGAATAGAAATATTATTAAGCGTACCACATCCACATTATTTTAATGAACGGTCATAAAGCATACTGCATCTATAGGTCTGTAGGATTGCATTTTACTCAAGAGAGTTATGATGCATTTAAATACAACTTTAAAACAAATGTCAAAGCTTCTACCTTTGAGAGAAGGAAAGACCGATATTTTTTCGAGAAGATCGCACGCAGATATCCTAACGAAGATGAGTTAAAACTCTTTTTTGTTGACAATATTATGTCAGATAATGTGTGGGTCGGAGACATGGATGATGCGACTCATGAAAAACGAAACGCACATCGCCAAGCATTGAGCTATAATTTTGAAAAAGAAATTAAGATTATACGCGAAGAAGCATATAAATATAACCTCGACTTTGACGGAGTTTGTAAACCAAATTCTAACAAAACCGATAACCTCTTACTTAATCTCTATATGAGTCAAAAGATATCAGCTGATACCTTCGTGATTATAGATCATTTAGTAAGTTTTATCAAAAGCCTGAGGAGTGAACTCAAAGATCCATTAGGAATCGTAGAGTCTACTCTTCTTACACTAAGCAAATACCAAAAATTCATTGTTCCACTGATGGTTGCAAACCAAGACAAATATCGCATGAGACTCATTTTGTTGTTTACATCAAGACCTAATCAGTATAATATAGAGTTTGTCGGTATTAATAATAAACCGTAATACAAATAAATAAACCGCAATATAAAAAATAATATGTCGTTCGCGAACCTAAAACAAAACCGTGCATCAGCAATCGATAAGCTCATTAATGCAGCTTCTAAAGACACCGAAAAGAAATCATACGGTGATGATCGATTCTGGGCACCAACCGTCGATAAAGCAGGTAATGGTTATGCCGTTATTCGCTTCTTACCCTCCCCTGAAGGTGAAGACCTCCCGTGGATTAAGTACTGGGATCATGGATTTAAAGGTCCAACTGGTCGCTGGTATATCGAAAATTCTCTTACATCGATTGGTCAAACCGATCCTGTAAGTGAAATGAATACACAACTGTGGAACACAGGTCGTGAAGAAGATAAAGAGCTTGCACGTATGCGTAAGCGTCGCCTTCATCACGTCTCTAATATCCTCGTTATCTCTGACTCTGCTAACCCACAAAATGAAGGAAAAGTTTTCCTTTACAAGTATGGTAAGAAGATCATGGATAAGGTAATGGATGTTATGCAACCACAGTTTCAAGATGAAAAGCCTGTTAACCCATTTGATTTTTGGGGCGGTGCTAACTTCAAGCTGAAAATTCGTAACTTCGAAGGCTATCGTAATTATGATAAGTCTGAATTCGAAGGTTCTTCTGAACTATTCGAAGGAGACGAAGCGAAGCTCGAGTCTGTATATAATACTCTTCATAGCTTGAATGAGTTTGTTAGCCAAGACAACTATAAGTCTTACGCTGACCTAAAGAAGAAATTATATGAGGTCCTCGGTGAAGAAACCGTAGCAGATACATTTTCGACTGATACACAAGTCGAGCTTAACGAGACACTTCCACCACGAGTCGATGCACCTGCTGCTAAAGTAGATGTTCCTCAGGAAGATACTAATGTAAGCCTAGATACAGAAGATGATGGTGACACACTTGACTATTTTGCCAAGTTAGCCCAACAAGGCTAAGCATCTCTGATTTAGAATAAGTAGAGGGAAGTGGCTTATGTCGCTTCCCTCTTTTTTAGTACGCAAGTGTAACCGCACCAAAATTATTTTGTGTTCTGTCTATGTGTGGCGGAGCAGCAATAGTCGTATTTGTTACATTCGAATTCGAGTTAGTTACATTTGTTGGTGCGACAATTGGTTGCTCACCTCCGCTACTGCTATTGCTCTTTAATTGAGAATTTTCTTTTTGTGCCATTGTAAGTTCCGCTCCGGTGCTACTTGGTATAGAAGTCATAGAATCAAGGCTCTTAGTGCTAGCACTTCCTTTCATTAGATGTTTGAGCATGATCTCATCTCGATCAAAGTTTCCTGTCTCGGGAACCAAGTTATTTTCATTTAGAAACATCTGTGTCCACAGGTCCGAGTGTTGAAGTTGATCGGGATCGTAATCTTTTCGCATGCCATAACCCATAGCTTCTAAGTATCTGAATTTCAAATCTTCAGCTTCGGTGCTGAGTCCAGATTGATAATTCTGCTCCATAGTTCCCGAATTGACTATCTTTTGAATTTCTTGTTTATAGTACTCAGCAGATCGTTTATCGACACCTGCATCAGGCTGATAATCTTTACGCCTCGTAAAGCGTTTTTGTCTCATTAATAAATCTTCATACTCTATTTGTTTCTCGGCATCGTTATATTTTCTACGATATCCAATACCATCAACTTCACCGAATTCGTAGTCTGAATCATTATATTTCTCAAAGCGAGCCAAGGCATCATTAGCACCATCTACACGCTTATCATATGCGGTGTAGCGTTTCGCTGAGATCGCCGCTGCCATTCCCGCAGGATCATCGATTGGAACAACGTTATCGTTATTAGAAGTACCAATATTAGGAACTGATATAGACAACTCTTTAGGCACTACTTGTTTCGGTGCAGGTGCCGACTTTAAATTTCTAATTTCTTCTACTGATAATTTTGGACTTGATAACCAATCTGTAGAATCTATTTTTTCTACAAATTTTGTGTATGATTCTTTATCAACCCTATGGTTTTCAGGCTTGTCGTCAAGATTGTTAGCACCCTTTTTAATATAACAAAATGCATCTTCGACAACTTTACCGTTTTGGGTTTTCTTATGAATTTCTTCTCCATATTGGTACGGCATTCCATCTATCACTGCTGTGAATTGGCCATCTATTATACCATAACCAGATTTAACTTCGGTCTTTTGACCAGTTGCAGTTTCTGTTGGAGAACTGTTTGATGCCGACTCTGCCTTTTGACCAGTTGCAGTTTCTGTTGGAGAAATATTTTTCGCCCAGTAGAAACTATCGTCCTTGTCTTTCATCAATGGAGTTATATTCTCGTTGAGTGGAGAACTCAGCGGTCCTAATGGGGCCTTTCCTAATAGACCCTTTCTATCAGCACCGTATAATGTCTTAAGACCTTGTGTATCCTCTCCGCTTTTACTTCTGGCTCTGATTAGTGCACCCGTTATACGATCATCAAATTCTTCTTTTGTCAAATCACCCGCTTTGTAAGCTTGAGTCATTTTATCTAATTTTTCTTGTGCACCATCTAAGCCATTCCCTGAGGACATTCCAAATAGAATATTCTCGTGAAGCACTGAATCTAATGATTCTCCAGATGTAAGTGATGTTACGGCGTTAGAACTCCTAGCTGAAAGTTGGTCGTACTTTGCTCGAGTATCAACCGGGACAACCGCGGTCATAGCTTTAACTCGCTCAGCGTCTCTTTCCTGTCGGACCATTTGAAGTGATTTAATAACGTTACCTTCTTCGTCCTCTTCAATGTCATTCAACTCATCTTGGAGCTTCTCGACTTGCTTCTTGCTCATACCTTTGGTTGAATGAACTCTTCCGTAGTGATCAAGAATAAATGGATTTTGGTCTACTCCAGCGTCATTGTATCTATTATAAGAATCAAGCCCTCCGAGTTCCTTGTCTGCTATTTTTCTAAGCTTATCTATTTTCTTTTGTCTAGAAAAAGCGCCATTATATCGATAATCCCCCTTATCGATCATATCCTGATGTTCTTTGATTTCATTTCTGATCTCAATAGCTCTAAATATCCGATCTTGTTTTCTCTGTTCCATCTCGCGAGTCATTTGCGCGCTTTCTTCAGGTGAAATCGGCTGAGCCATTCTTTCCGCTTCTTTAG